ATTAGGCCGGGGTATAACCTTCCGAACCCCAAATTGCACGGGGATCTGACCAGCCAAACGAATAACGCTCACGGGCCTTGTAACGAACGTTGCCAGTATCAAAGTCGCCTTCGAAGGCAGTCTTGATAGCGGAACGCTGGAACATCTTCAGGCCGTTAGGCGCATCGGTCATCAGGAACCATGCGTCTGGATCGGTCAGGAAGTGGTTCACGAAGTAACCTTCAGGAACCATGCCCATCGACTTGATAGCGTTGATGTCGTTATCTGCTGTTTCAGTACGCAGGGTCGATTTCATCAGGCGCTCTGCGGTAAATTGCAGTTCCTTAGGAATAACCATGCGGCGAACAGTCAGAGCGACCTTCAAGCCACGTTCGTCGGTGAAACCAGCGACATCGATAATGCCCTGCTCCAGCGAGGTCTCGTTCAGGTCAGCTGCCGTAGTCGGCACGTTGCTGAAGTTAGGACCCAGTGCAGTTGGGTGTGCGCTGTTGCACAGCGACACGCCGTCACCGCCGTTGTAAGCGCCAGTTGTGTTGAACGCATTGTTCAGCACAGAAGCCGCTTTAACCTGCTTAGTGTAGGACATCGAACGAGCCAACGCCTTGGTGTAGCGGCCCGACAGACGGTCATAGAGGTTGTCCTCAATGGCCTCTTCGGTCAAGGCAAACGCCAAAGCGACGGTTTCGTGGCTGTAACGAGCAGTGAACGATTCCTGTGCTGAGTCGTAGTTGACACCAGCGCCTTCGTTCTTGGTCGGAGCTTCGCCGAAGCCGGTCAGCATGACCTCTTCTTCAAAAGCACGATCAGACGATTCAACGGAAAAGATTGCAGTATGCTCGTTTTCGTAGCGGTTGTACTCCATGCCGAACAGAGCGTTCAGGCCGGGTTCTAGCTCTTTTACGAGTTGCGAACGGGAAATAGCCATGATTTAGCTCCTATTAGGTCAGGCCAGCAACACCAATGCTACCGTACTGATGCGCATTGATCTTTACGATAACCTGAGTGAAGTTTTCACCCAAAGAATTGTTTGGAATGTTATACAGACCAACAATCTTTAGGACCAGAGTGTTTGTGGTAAGGATGGTGGAAGAATCAAGTTCCACACCCGAAACACCGTTTGTTGTGCTACCCGCTGTATAAGCAACAGCAGCGTTCTGGCCAATATCCGCCTGAACCACATCTTCATCAGCTTGAATAACAAAAAGCTGATTAGGATCGTCAATCACCTCGGCCACAATTTGGCCAGTAGTGATATTGACAGAGCCGGGATAGTAATTACTCCAAGTCGGCTTGCCAGAAGTTGGATCAACATAGCTGCAACCGTTAAATACGCCAACCGCTGTGGCATGAGTGCCACTAACATATCTAACAAGGTAGCCAGCAACAAGGGTAACTAGGTCACCCTGAAAAATAGCGCCAGATTGGTTGTCCGCGATGATGTAACCATACTGCTTCTGTGCACCAGTAGCAGAAAGGTTACCCATGGGGCGGAGACCATAGGCTTTATCAACATTTGCCATGAATAGCTCCTAAAGGGTTATGTAGTCTTAACGACTACCAAAAGTAGTGCGAGAACTCCTCTCGGGGTTCTGAATACGCATTGTTGAATGCGCGTTTTCACGCATCAACTCGTTGTCTACCGCTTGGATTTGATCTCGTGCCTTTCGGTTGTAATGAGCATTACGTTCGGCGAGAGTTTCATTTGGGATACGTGCCAAAAGCAAGCCTCCGACAGAAATCACGCCCGCATGTTTACCATCGTCGATGGTAGGTAGCGTATCACGATGTTCTTCGGGCAATTCTTCATTGCGGACCAGTTCATAGCCCTCACGAAGTCTGCCAAAAACGTGCTGTTTGTCATCGAACCCATTGATCTCTGCGCGAATCCAGCGATGCTGAAAACCGGCAGGTGCTGGAGGGGCGTCCAAACGCGAAGGAGGGGCCCAAGGCTTGCGACGCGCTTCTTTCTCACGGGATGCGCGAGGGGCGCGGTCGATAGTAAGTTTATCTTGGCTCATTTATTACTCCTTTACGTATTTGGCATATTCCTCGAGCGGAACACCCAATTTCTTTGCAATAGCAACTTGACTCGGTGAAAGCTTCACCGTCCTGCGTGCACTATTTACCCCGGAACTACGGGAAGCAGGTGCAACGGGTGGCACGGTCGCCCGTTGTCTGTTGTTGGTTGAAGCAGTTCGGAACTTGCTTGGAAACTCGCCCCGAATCCTGTTATCTAATTCAGTATAGTACTCGTCTGATTCAGGGTCAATGCCTTCATCTTCAATTAAAGTTTGGTGGATGCCCCATGCAGCATAGGTCATCGTCCTATC